AACATGTCGGAGGCGAGATGGCGCTGACTGCAGCTGCCATGGTCTGCTCCAAGGTCGAGTGGCTCAATGCTCGTGGGCGTGTCATCACGGCAGGAACACCGACCTTCTACAAGTGTTATTTCGAGACCACAGACGGCAAGCGACATATATATCAGGAGTTCGTTGTCGGAGACCAGGCACGATGCCAGCAGTTCCGCTTAGAGTCAGGTTCAGCCTCATTCGCTTCAACAAAATACTATTGGCGTCTGGTAACGGCAGTAGGGGACAACTACATCATACTTTCCAACCAGGATGGCAAATATGATGGCGATGGTGAACCTGCAGTGGGTGACAATATCGTGCAGCTGGGCTTCCAAGGGGCAATCAACCCAATCCGCACATCAGCCATCGTTCTCTCAGCCACGGCAAGCGATGCGCCATCCACAAAATATTATCAGGGCATTACATCTTTCTCACTGCAGGATTGCGAAGTCAAGGATGAGGGGTTCGAGGGCGGTCAGTTCCACTCTCGCATCTACGGCACCTACTATGTGGGTGACCGCCAACAGTCCAACTATATCTCATACGACCCGGTGACCAAGACTGCAACCTTCAAGGGCGTGGCCATCTTCGAGCCGGGTACCACGCTGCCTGACGGGACGCCCATCGAGCAACTGCAGAACCTTGGCATCAAGAGTGGCAACCTGCTCCTCAATTCCGGATTCACGGGCGACTATACATCACAGCAGTTCGACGATAAGTCCGAAATCAGCGATGATACCGCTATATTCAGTGATTCTGCTAAATTTTGGGAGACCAAAAATGCTGAATTCATCGAGACTGATGAAAGTGCTTCTGGCCATGCTGTGACACTCACTGATGGTAGTCTTGCGCAGCAGCTCGCTGTTGACCTTGTTGCTGGTGATAAATACACTCTCTCCTTCAAGGCTTGCGGATCATCGCTCCGCTTCACTGTCGGAGGTTACAGCGAGACCATACAGCTCACAGATGAGCTGAAGAGATACTCGGTCATCTTCGTCTGCTCTGATACAGAAGACAAGCGTTTCCGCATCTTCGAGACATCAGCGACCTTGATGGAGGTCACTCTCAACCAGGGCAACCTTCCTGTTCAGTGGCAGACAGCCTTTGATGATCACGACAAGGCACAGGCAAGCTTTGAGGCTTTCAAATACCTCACCTCTGCCATCACAGAGGCTAAAACTACCGTCAATGGCGGTCTTGTCATGACGCAGGACATTCGTGTTGGCCAATACC